GTATAGGAACGTCTGATTTAACCCAGCCGCAAACTCTTGCGTACTGTGGTGCCGCTGAACACCTGCAACGCCGATCTGCTCAAACTGAAAGAACCCGCGAGCAGGCCCGCCAACTTGAACCCTATGGCGTAAACCAGACTCCTGCAATGCAATCGCTATCAGCATCGCCCTAGCAGGCGTCGAATCCATGCGCTCTGGCAGTATCGACAGAGCCGGTATGATCGCCAGCGTTAGCAGGTGATCGGGTGTCACTACTTCCTAAGCTCCCGATCAATCAGCCGATCAACCTTGTCCTCAATGCGCTGCAAGTCCTGCTTTTGCTCGACTCGCATACTGGATAGGTGCGCATTCAACTGGTTTTCACGCTCTGTCTGACTCTCTTGCAGATACCGAATCTCAACCTTGTTGCGCGCCACGTCCGACTTCATCACGCCGAACTCTTGCCCGAACACATACACAAACCCAATGCCGCCAGAAATTGCTGCCAGCGTTGCCAGCAGGTGGGCGACAGAGAAAATCTTGGCCTTGTGCCATTCCTCACGCTGCTCTGATCTTTCTGGTTTAATACTCATCGGCTTCCTTGCAATTAATAGGCACCCGCCAACGCCCCAGTGGTTAGCCTGGTGATCAGACGTGGCGAGTGATCCGCTCGGAGTCTCCAGACACAAAGCGAATTAGAAGAAAAAAGCCCCAGTTAAGGGGCAAGGGATAGGTAGCGACTCCCATCCATCAAGGTTCAGGCACAAAAAAACCCGCACGCGGCGGGTTCTTTGGGTGTCAATTAGTCTACTGTGACAAAGTATGCCCTATTTGGTGCGACAGTCAAGCCCCCAATCTTGACTCAATCCAGCCCTCTGCACGATGCCGAATATCCCGCACATGGTGGCGAGTGTGGCGCACATGGGTTTCTCTGGTGAGCGCTCTAGCAATCACTGCGTCACTACAGCAGTGGACGTAAGACATAACGATCACAGCGTGACGATACTCATCTACCTTGTGTAATTGAGAAACCACTACGTCAACCTGCCCATGCGTCTCATCATCCAGAGCTGGCAGCTTTACGCCCCAACCGCCGCTTTTGCTCAGCCGAGAGAATGGCGTTTCGTGCGAGTAATCAAGGTGGCTGGCGTCATTGATTGTTCGACTCTTACCCCATCGTATCAGTACGCTCTGCACGTCATTGCTCATTCTCCACCCCCATCAGCCGCTCCCGCCCTATCGCCCTATCAGTCCAGTTGCAGGACTGGCACCACCAAGCTCTGACTTGCATACCAGCCTGGGCATTGATGCAGGCCGTCACCTTATGGCCGCAATACGGGCAGTTCATGGCTTCCATTTTTTATCCACCAACTCCAATCCGTAGTGCTCAGCCGCTTCCATTAACGTTTCGATTGAAAGCAGCGGGTGCGCCTCAACATCTACGCCAGCCATACCAATAGAGATTCTTGCCAATACCGGCCCATCAATTGGGAAAGTAAGGCACAGGTTGGTTACCCCCTTAATCGCCACCCCGTCACTACCGTAAACTTGGGTGTCAATAGACACGCCGCCGGTAGATACGATTCTTATTGTTTCCATTTGTCATCCATCCACATAGCCAGCAACACAATCCCCGCTCGAATCAAGTAGAACGCTGTCACCACCACTGGCGGCGTCAGTACGATTACTAGAGTCCACTGCCATAAGCTCATGCGATTCCCCTGAGTTTCTTGTAGTGTTTCGCCCTGCGGGTGAAGATCCGCTTGATTCGCTTCAGTTCGTCAATATCAAAGGTGCGCGGATCATTGCTGTACTCAAGGCTTTCCACCCTGTCCTGCCCAATCTTCCGCACCAGTGCTATCCGGTACTCAACCACGTTGCCCGACTTCATACTGTTGCACTGAGCGCAGCTTGCGTGGACGTTCCATGCGTTGAAGCGAAGGTGGCTTGCAGCCGCAACCGATCGGTAATGGCTCGCATGGCGCTGGCCCTGATTGGGTGACTGCCCGCACGATATGCAGGGCTGGTGAGCGTCACGCGCCCGAATGAATAGGTTAAACTCCTTTTGCGCTTCCTTGGCCCAATCTGCCCGAGTCTTGATAGCGTCCTTGCGCGCCCTGTGTGCCTTCTGGGCGGCTTTCTCTCTGGCCTTGCCGTTGGTTAGGCCTGAGTGCTTCACGGCGCACCTTGGGCCGCATACGGATTGGAGCGAACGCATGGGATTAAAGTCAGCCTTGCACACCTTGCACACCTTGGCCTTGCTCACTTATTCGGCCTCAGAGTCGTGTTCGTCAGGTACACAGGGCAGCGGTTTAACTCCGAGCCAACTAGCTGAACGTGCTTGCCGCTTGACAGATACTCAGCAGTCTGGCGCTCAATGTCTGCCCTGTCCTTAGCCTTGCGCTCGCTTATGCTTGGCGCTGGGCTGGTGTCTGGCACTACGTTTATGCGGCCCATGATTGCGCCTCGCTTGGGTGTATCAGGCACAGACCTTGCTGGCTGTATTCCCTGATAATCTCGTCAATGTATTCGCTTGCCTGCTTCTTGCTCATGTCGCTGGTCACTGGGTAGGCATCAATAAATTTCAGCTTGAACTCATAGGGCAGGTGCTTGATTGCGGTGTCATAGACATACAAAAAGGTTTCGTCATCCCGGCGCTTGATCGGCACACCGTGGTGGAGCTTGCAGTGGCACCGAATGTCGTTAAACGATTCGTCTGCTTTCTGGCTGGCCACTTGCTTGTACACCGCGTGAATCATTTGGTTCTGATCCAGACTGCGAGACTCCGGCACGAACTCAACCACGGCTCGCTTGCCCGATAGCCGCAAAGTACCCACATGCGCCAGAAAGCGCTCCACCATTGTCTCGTTGCTCAAGTCCCACTTAGTCACGCCTGCGCTCCCAAGCAAGCCGCAAGTATGTCTCTACCAGCCCACGCAAATGCGACGGGACTCTCTCCAACGCCTCCCGCCTCGCCTTCAGTGTCGATAGCGCCTTGATCTGTGCCGCGTACTGTCGTGGCGGCGTATCCGCAACGCTCTGCGCGCTGAACAGCCCTGCGGATTGACTCATGGTGATACCCCAAGCCCCTGCCGATTTGCTTCCACTCCGCGCCCCAAACTCTCAACTCCATAGCCAATGCAATGTCGTCTCTGTAGATGAGTTTCCGCATATCAGCACCACACCGGAGAGCAGCCGGGTATATCCCATCGCGTGCGCCATGAGTGGCTAACCGACACTTCCTCGGGCCGGTGCTTGCGCACATAGCGGGCACTCTCATCGTGTGACTCGCGGGGTATCAGCTCCACATAGCCGTCAGTCTTCATCTCGGAGATTTCTTTTTTAATCGAGTTGAGCGCGAGTGTTTTGCCGTTAATTTTCAGCCCGTTGTGGATGTCAGATGCCTTGAAGGGGTCGCCGCTATTGTAGTAGCGCGATGACAGCACAGCTTGGCGTATTTTTTTGCTCATGCTGCCACCCCCACATCGGCCGCAGACCGGCGCTTGGTGAATACCCCGCGCAGATCAGTCATGCTGCACCGCCAAAAATGTCATATTGGGATTCCTCTGCGCTCAGCATGTTTCTGCGGGCAAGGTCAAAGTACGATGCCTTTAACTCACAACCGATAGCCTTCCTCCCCATCTTTACAGCCATGTAAGCCTCGCTGCCTATTCCAAGGAAAGGCGTCAGAACTGTATCGCCTTTCTTTGTCCAGAGCTGCATGGCGCGCTCTATAACGTCAAGCTGTAACGGGCAAATGTGGCGCTCATCATCGCTGTCCCTGCCTTCTCGAAAATTCAGGGTGTTGGTCTGGTTTATATCGTCCCATATAGGGCTTGCGTATTGCTGCCAAACGTCAATGCTTGTTCCCTGAGCGCCGGGAACGAAATACCACCGGCCATCGCTGTATTGGTGGCCTTTAAACCCCATAGGTGGGTTGTCGCCAACGTAATGCGTGAACTCGCCAGATACGGGATTCTCATTATCCCCAGGCTTACGCATCACCACCAAATAATCAGGTATACCCTGGCGGCTCATGGTTGAGTCTTTTTTCACTTGCTTATGAAGCAACCCGAGCGCTTTTGTGCGCTGCATGGCGATCACTGGGTCTTTCCATATGCAGACTTCTGAGTGATAGATAAAACCGGCGTCCTGAAATGATCGGATTAAATCGCCCCTGAAATCTTTAATGCCGATAAACCCGTCATTCTGTTTACTTGTCGGCAGATTCATACAGTGAACAGCCATGAGTCGCCCTGGCTTCAAGCTGCGATACAGATCTGCCACCAAGAACCTGAAATGCTCGAAGAACTCTTTATCGTCTTTGACATTCCCCATGTCCCTGTCGCTGTTGCTGTAGGTATACAGGCTGGCGAATGGTGGGCTATATATCTGGAAGTCCACGCTGTTATCAGGAAGCCCTGCGACAACTTCAACCGAGTCTCCGTTATAAATCGCGTAGTTGTTGGTGATGACTTGGTCGATTACTGAATCCATGATGGTATCTCCATGCTCAATTCTGGCTGGTATTGGGTTTTTTCTTGTTGTGCCCTGCCAAGCTGGGCCAGCGTCTTGTCGCGCATAATGGCGATCATTTCTTTCTTCAATTCTTTATGCTGCGACTCTTTGCGTTTAATGTTCGCAAGCACTCCACCCTCAACATCGGCGCTAACAATGTGAACATGTACGGGCTTGGTTTGCCCGTAGCGCCAACATCTACGCACCGCTTGATAGAACTGCTCCCATGAGTCGGAAAGGCCAACAAAGACAACGTGATTGCAGTTCTGCCAGTTCATGCCAAACCCTGCGATTTTTGGCTTGCTCACAAGAACCGGAACATCACCACTCGCAAAGCCCAGCATGGTTGCCGACTTGTGTGCAGCGGGGTCGGAACCTGTCACCTCTACAGCCCCATCAATCGCATCTGATAATTTCTCGCTTTCGTTGTTCAGGTGACACCAGACAAGAACCTGCCCATTGATCCCATTGGCGATTATCGAAGCCTGCTCAACACGCGCATCAACCGTGTCTTTTCTTGCTCGGTTCCTGTCTAGCAGCCCAGTCGCAACCGGCGCGAATAATCCTTCTGTGATACCTGAATCAATGACGTGCTCGTGAAATATCAGCTCCGGCAATTCATGCCCATCATCGGAATACCCAAGGTCAGAAGGCTTGCTGATGAATACCGCCCAAGTCGCCAGCCACTCGAAGAACTTGCGCCTGCCGTGGCCCTTCAATCTCCATTTGCTTGTGTCGCTACCGTCATGGATGAAAAACATCGCCAGCATTTCAACCTGAGACATAATCCCCAAGAACTCGGACTGAGTGCCAAGCTCCATGAAATCATTGGGAGAAGGTGTGGCCGTGCAGCTAAGCCGGTATGGCGTAGCCGAAAACATGCTTGTGACTTGCTTGCGAACCTTGCCCTGCATTCCCTTCAAAATGCTGGACTCGTCCAACACAACACCATCGAACTGGTCTGCATTGACGTTGTGCAGCTGCTCGTAATTGGTCACATAAATATGAGGACCAAAAACGTCAGCAAAACGGTATCTATCAACATGGATGCCAAACTTTGCGCCCTCTGCAATCGTCTGGTCTGATACGGCCAGTGGGGCCAAGATCAATACAGGGTTACCGGTATGCCTTGCAACCTGGTCGGCCCATGCAAGCTGCATGATCGTTTTACCCATGCCCGTGTCAGCAAAAACAGCCGCCTTCCCTCGATGGCAGGACCATCGGACTATATCTATCTGGTAATCGAACAAAGGGTACTCAGATAAATCAGCATCAAAGCCGCTTGTTTGAGTCATGAACTGCTTATCTCGTAGGAATTTTTGATACGCACTCATACATGGCTCCATGCTTCAAAGTGCCTAACCCTGTGGATAGTGTTGTGATGTACGCCGTAGTGCTCTGCCTGGCGCTTAGCTGACCACCCATACCTGTTCTCGCGGATCTCAATAACCTTTTCTGTGGTCAGTCTCGCGTTGTATCTAGCCTCGCCTCTTTCGTGATTTGTTCGCATAACTACCTCGCCCATGAAGTATCGTTTAGATCATCGTGCAGAGTGGATTCCCTGCTAGTTTGCTTTTTTATCTCTATATCATGCAAGCCTTGCCAGTCGTTCATGATTGCCGCATCGACTAGCGCCTGCTGATGCCCTTCATCGTACTTTAGTAAAAACTTAATTACCTTCTTCATAGCCAGAGCAGATAGCGGCTTTTTCTTTTCCTGCCTGTACTCTGACCATTCGTCTACAGCGTCTTGGTTCAGTCCTATTATTTGCTGCTGGACTAGCTTTAGCTCTGCCATAAATCCCCTTTATTCAGACAATAGGTGACATATAGGGACTGTTTGTGACCCCTGTCAGCCTACTGGCTTTATCCAATGTCCCGTGCAATCCAGTAATCAGCAAACAGTTATATTCAGGCTGCCAAAACCTCACCCTAACACTTAGGTCACAATTACGCTGTTTATCCCGTCCCTTAAAGGTCGGATTGCAGTTACTTGCTTTCGAGGGCGGCTGCACAATGAGACAGCACGATTTCGCCAGGCCCGACTGGGCGGCAATAAGAACAGGAGGGTTGCGGATGGTGTTAGCTTTCGCTAATATACTTCCTGTTCTTGTTGCTCGCACAGCAAGACTACTAAAGCCCTCGCCCAGAGGCAAGCCCCAACCGGCAACGGAAGGGGCTTTTTTTTGTCTACGCATTAGGCTTTGCTCCACTAATCAGCTTGTACTTGGCATACCTGCGATCACCATCGGCCACCATTGAAGTAACCACATCAAAGCCTTGGTGTCGTATTTCATCTATCCGCGCCGCAAGCCTAAAGCATCCAAACTTAGTCAGCGCCATGATTGGCGTGATAGATCGGCCTGCCTTGAGGTGTGCGAGTATTCTGTCTTTTTGGCTCATATCGCTGTGTCCCGTAAGTATGAATCCAGACGCTCAAGCTTATTGATGGTCGGATTCTGGTTTACGCCCTGGGCAAGCTTGGTCAGCCATGAATAGCTAACATCGCATTGCTTGGCTATCAATCGCCACTGCCCCTTGCGCTCGTTTAGCATCCGTCTTACTCGATCTAACATATGTTTATCCTTTAAGTGATACCGCATCATTATCAATATAATAGCTGCCGTCAACGCCTTTTGCAAACTATTTGCCAGTGTCTATGCGCTTCTATGTACATGTATCATTATGCTACACGTTTAAATAACTATTTTTATTTATCATTCTACGGCTTGACACTGTTTGCTTGCAGGTCTAATCTACTTACATGCCCACAACAACGGGCCGGGAGAAAAAACATGATTTCACTAGCAAACATAATCATCGGCGTGGCCTTCGGGCTGGCACTGCTCATTAGCTTAGTGGGGATATTCGCATGAATGACGTTAAGTACATGTTCCCTGATCGCCGCCCAGCGTACCAAAGCCCCGCTGTGGAGTTCTGGAAAGGCTTTGCAGTCTGCGCTATCGGATTCGCCTGGGGCGGTATCACTGTCTACTTCTGGCTTGGGGGTGCGCTGTGAACATATCTGAATTGGACGTAGAGAGCACACACCAAGTCTCATGGGATTTAGAAAAGTTCGGCGTGATTATCCACGGCGTAGCAAAGAACGGCATCGACTGCACTCATGAGCTAACAGACGGACAGATTGACAGCCTGCGCTGGCAAATTGAGAAAGAGCTGAAGCGTGACGCGGAAGATTCCAAGGCCAGCGACAGCTACTACAACTCGCTGGATCGGGCTGAGTTCGATTACCAGACGGCCAATAGGAGACTGTGATGAAAGAGCAATGGGTAACGATAACACTGGAAGTGCCTTTGAAGGCTATCGACTTCAGAGAATGCGGTGACGGCTGCGGCCAGATTGACGGGCTTGGATACGCGAAGTTTAAGAACGTGAAGATCGAACGCTTTGGGCTTAACGATGTTCAGGCCGCAGAAGAAGCTATGAAAGCGGCGCTGGGCCACGAAGAACCACGATTGAACGTGTATGACAGGCAGGCCGACTTGCGAGCATTTGCGGATCAAGAGCAGGCCAGGGTGATGGGTGACGGTTTTAGTAAGGCGAGGGACGCACGATGACAAATCAAATAGCACTCAAGCAAGGCGGGGGGTTTGCACTCCAGCCTCAGAACATGAAAGAAGCGATGGATATGGCCGCTATGCTGTCACGCAGCGGCATGGTGCCAACCTGCTACAAGGGCAAGCCAGAGGACACCTTGGTGGCAATGATGATGGGCAGCGAGATTGGGCTTAACCCCATCCAGGCATTGCAGAACATTGCGGTAATCAACGGGCGTCCGTCCATCTACGGTGATGCGCTGCTGGCGCTGGTGCAGAACCATCCCGCGTTCGGCGGCATTAATGAGACATTCAACGAGTCCGGTAATGTTGCTACCTGCACTGTATGGCGTAAGGACGGCGAAAAGCACACGCAGACGTTCAGCCAAGCTGATGCGGCTACTGCAAAGCTGTGGGGGAAAGCCGGGCCGTGGACTCAGTACCCGAAACGGATGCTACAGATGCGCGCCAGAGGCTTCGCTGTTCGCAGTCAGTTCGCAGACGCGCTTGCTGGGCTTGTGATTAGGGAGGAAGCTGAGGATATGCCGGTGGAGCGCGAGGTTGCCGCGCAATCAACTGCTGAACCCGAGTTCTACGAAGAAGAAATGTTCAAAGCCAACTTGCCGAAATGGCGGGCAGGCATTGAGCAAGGAAAGATCGCCCCAGCCGAGGTGATTGTCAGGGCGGAGTCACGCGCTCCTCTTACTGACGCCCAAAAAACTGCTATCAATAACTGCGCGCCGATTGAAGGGGACGCCGAATGAAAACACTGAATGTTGTACAGGGAAGCCAAGAGTGGCTTGACGCTCGCGCTAAATACCACACGGCAAGCGAAGCCGCCGCCATGCTTGGGTTTAGCCCCTACATGAGCCGAAATGATCTGCTCAAGCAAAAGGCGCTCGGCATTGTTGAGGATGTTGATTCCGCAAAGCAGTATCTTTTTGATAAGGGCCATGCTGCCGAGGCGGCGGCGCGTCCAGCGGCAGAGGAAATCATTGGGGAGGATCTGTTTCCCTGTACTGGCGTTGATGATGAAGGCTGGCTTCTGGCTTCCTTTGACGGGGCAACCATGCTGGGTGAAATTCTATGGGAGCACAAACTTTGGAGCGACAGCCTGGCTAAACTGGTTGATGCCGCCGATTTGCCCGATAGCCACTGGCCCCAACTTGAGCACCAGTTGCTTGTGTCTGGCGCAGAGAAAGTGCTTTTTATGGTGTCGGCCGGCGAGAAAGAAACGCATTGCTGGTATGAGTCACAGCCAGAACGTAGGGCGCAGTTGATTGCAGGCTGGCGTCAGTTTGATAAGGACTTGGCAAACTACGAGCACGTTGAACACGCTCCCCAAGCCTCTGGTGTTGCGCCTGATTCGCTTCCATCATTGCAGATACAAGTGCGCGGCGAAGTCACTGCGTCCAACCTGGCGGCATTCAAGACACACGCCCTTGCAGTGTTTGACGGTATCAGCACTAACCTGCAAACAGATCAAGACTTTGCCGATGCCGACAAAACGGTTAAGTGGTGCCAGTCAGTAGAGGACAAACTTGATCTAGCCAAAGAGCAGGCATTGGCGCAGACAGCGAGCATTGACGATCTGTTCCGCGCCATTGACGAAATCAAAGCGCAAGCCAGAGCCAAGCGCCTTGAGCTGGACAAGATGGTTAAGGCCCGTAAAGAATCAATCCGCGTTGAAATCCTCGCCAAAGCTAAAGGGTTGTTTGATGCTCACGCCCAGCAGATCAACACGTCACTGGGCAAGGTGCGCGTCCCTGAAGGCATGGTAAAGGCAGACTTTGCCGGTGCGATGAAGAACAAGCGCACGATTAGCAGCCTGCATGATGCCGTTGATACCGAGCTGGCACGCGCCAAGATTGCTTTCAATGAGGTTGCAGATCGTATCCGGCTGAACCTTGAAACACTCCGCGCCGATGCCGCTGGTTATGAGTCGCTGTTTGCTGATTCCCAACAGCTTGTCATGGCAGAGAACGATCACCTGCAACTGACTATCAGCAGCCGTATCAGCGCGCACAAGGCGGCAGAGGAAGCCAGGCTGGAAGCGGAGCGCGATCGAATTCGTGTTGAGGAAAAGGCCAAGGCTGAAGCAGCCGCGCACAAGGTTTCGGCGCAGCGGGAGACTGTGGAAGCGGAGCAGCCAAAGCAGGCCGCCGCCATCGTCCAGTCGGCGCAGACAAGAACCAAGGCACCACCATTCCCGCCCACTACACGGCAGATAGTCGCCACCCTTTGTGAGCACTACGGTGTCAGCGCGCAAACTGTACGGCAGTGGATTTTAGAAATGGATCTTTCGGAGATAGCAGCATGAGCAAAGACATAGTGGCAAAGACCGGCGAATACACAAACCGGGAAGGCGAGAAGAAATCAGAGTGGACGAAGGTTGGCGTACTTATGTCCAATGATAACGGCGAGTACATCCTGCTTGACCCGACTATCAACCTGTCTGGCGTGCTGCAAAAACAGAACATGCTGGCAGACATGCTGGCAGTTGAGCAAAAGAAGGCGGGCAACGAGAAGGCGCGCACAGGCAAGGCTGTTATGTGTTCCGTGTTTGACCGCGACCAGAATCAGCAAGGTGGGCAGCAGCAAAGCCAGCAGCGCACTCAGGAAATGCCAGCAGGCGGTGGGCTTGTGGACGATGACATCCCGTTCGCCCCTTACTGCAAAGGCTCTGTGGTTTGATTTACAGCGCGCAGGGTGAGGATACCGACAAAGCCGTGCCTTGTGCGCTACCTAAAGTTTATGGCGGGAATGCGTAGGCTGATACGCGCTGGACTTACTGGATAGGGCTTTGGCTCGAAGGTGTGACCCTCTACGAGGTGACTGGCCCATATGGGTTGCCTGAAACCAGTGTTAATGACATGCAGGAGATCAGCACCTGCCCCGCCACCTAACAGGATAGAGTGATGACAAATGAAAAGCTATGGCCTGCAATTCGACAATTCAGGCATAACAACGATAACAGCCCAAACCTGTTCGAGCCTGAACAGGGGTTCGTCATGGCCTACGATGCCGAGATTGTTGATGCAGTAGTAGCAGAGCTTGAGGCCCAGCTGGAAGCCCAGGTTGAAGCATGCGACTGCGAGTGGCTTTCTGCGTATGCACAGCGGCTTGAGGCCGAGCTTGCAGACAAAGAAGGCCAGCGAGCATGGCTCCAGAACGAGCTTGACGCTGCGCTGCGGCGAATTGACGGGCTGAATGCCCAGCGCGAAGACTGGCAGCCGATTGAGACTGCACCGCCCCAAAAAGCTGTGCTGCTCCACTACAAAACAGAATATGGTTTTTGGCTCACTATTCGAGCGGAATTCGTACCGGAGGCAACCCGTGACGTAGACGATCAGCCATACGACGGGGATGCCGTTTATGACAAAGTAACCGATCGGCACTGGTGGCCAGAAGGGTGGTACGAGCTAATCGACAACTGGGGCGATATGAGCTGCGTCATGGTACATGGTGCGCCTTACCGATGGATGCTGCTACCCGCAGCTCCCAACAGCGCCACCCAACAGGAGAGAGTGATGGACGATATAGTGAATAGGTTGCGGGAAGCGCACCCAATCAGCGCGCAGTACGCGAATGGTAGTAGAATTTTACTGGACGCCGCAGATCGCATAGCCGAGCTTGAGGCTTCGCTCAGCGACCGGTGGGAGAACCTGAATGTGCTGGACGGTGAAATTGACGCACTGCGTGAGCGCATAGCAGAGCTTCTGGAGCAGGATGCCGCAAAGGACGACTCCATGCTTGTAATGGAGCACCGCATATCAGAGCTTGAGGCCCAGCTTGCGGCGGCTGGGTGGGTTTCCGTGAAAGATAGACTGCCAGCCGACAATGACCTCGTTCTGGTTCACCCCCTCGGCGAAGAAGGCGGGACTGATTTTGACTTCATTGAAGATGGAGTCTGGGTCGGGCACGAGGACAACTACCAGCACTTCATGGAGTTAGGCGGTTACAGAATGTGCGGAGATGACGTGTCGGTTACGGGGCCGTCTGCCGTTGCTCCGTATACCCACTGGATGCCGCTACCAGCAGCCCCCGACAGCGCCACCAGCGCGGGAGGCGAGTGATGATGGGCTTGGATGAAGGCGATACTTGCCCCCATGATGGATTGGAGCGGCGATCCTAGTAGGCTTTTATTATCAATAACTTGGGTGGGCCTGAAAAGCTGTCTAGCCAATATCTAGCACTGACTACCCTGCGAAACCCGAGCACTGGCACAAATCGTGGTACAACCCGAAACTTAATATTCGTATTAGGTTTCTAACAACAACGAACGCTATTGGTATTATTGGCACACAACAACTTGAAAGAGGCACCAACAATGAGCGCGATCACCCCGGCAATCATGCGACCAAAAGATGCCTGTGCATATATTGGAATAGGCCGCACCAAGCTGCACGTCATGCACGAAACTGACCCAACCTTCCCCCGGAAAATCCGTTTTTCTGCGCGCTGTGTTGGCTGGCGGAAAGCTGACATCGACGATTGGCTTGAGGCAAAAGCCAAAGCCTCTTAACGCTGAGTGCAAGCGCCAAGCAGGCCCACCAGCACCCCGGTATAGTCCGTTCGCTCGGCAATCTCTTGTCGCATGGCTAGGACTATATCGCCGTCACTCACACCCTGCTGTAGCTGTGCAAGGGCATAGGCTGGCTGGGCTGGTATGTCGCTGGACTCAAGGCATGGGCGAGAGACTTCTACGCGGTGCTCAATGGGCCGATCAACGTACAGGGTGCGGGTGCAGCCGGTGAGCAGTACAAGCGGAATAATTAGCCACTTCATAAACCGTACTCCTGCCGCACCCGGGCGACGGCGCTAACGCAGTCCTGCGGCCAATCGCGCTGAAGCCTAGCGTAACGTGCCTGTGTCTCTCCCAGTGCCTTTAAGGCGTCATTACGGGCCTTCACAGCGGCTTCCCGCCTTAGCTCACCCAAGCGCCTTGCTTCGTCAACAGCGTTGCTCTGGGCTTCGATTTGGGCCAGTCTTGACGCTGAGTTAGATTTGCATACCGATAGATCACCCTGCACCGTTGCTAGCTGGGCTTTGAGCGCGCTGGCTTGGGCTTTGTAGCCGAGACTCGTCACATACTGCCAGCCTGCGAGAATGACTAGGGCAGCGAGCGCCAGGGCGATCAGGTGGGGCAGGTAGGCGCGGATTAGTGTTTTCATACAGATACAACAATCATCGCAGCCTGCCATGAATCGTACCCGCCACGATTGGCCGTAACTTTGAATCGTATGAATTCCGCATCAACAGGTGGCGTGCCGTCCACAGCACTATCAATATCCAGAGTCGTCACCGCGCCAGCGTCTATATCAATAAAGTCTGCCGATATGACGCCGGTATCTAATATTGCGTCCACAGTAACAGTGTAAGTCGTACCAGCTTCAGGCCCAATATTTCCATCTGAGTAATCGAATATAGCCCCTGAAGTTTGCTGCAACCTGTCCCTATGAGCCCATGCTAAGGTGTGAGTCCCATCCCATACCTTGGCAACCGGGTAGCTCTCTGCATCCACAGTTAGATTGCCGGGGGGATATGGGCGAATAGCGCGGGAGTCAAACACCACTTCATCAGACGGTGCAATGGTTAGCCTTTGACTGCCAAGAGCGGTGAGCAACTTAACATCGATAGAGTCTGATGCTGTATATTGCGCGTTGTCCGTTGCAGGCGAGAAGAACACTATGGGGATAAGCTGCGCCACATCGTAGATGTGCTCAGCCGGCACCGTATCCAGAACGCCACGCCCAACTGCGATAAAGTCACCATCAACGTCAGAGCCGAAGCTGTCAAAGCGTACAACCTCGGCTCCAATCTGAGCCAGATCACCAGCGCTAACCTGATCCAAATCTTTGCCATCCGAATAGTACAGATTGCCGTCTGAATACCACGCATCAGCTGACAAGTAGGCGTGTGGCGCAAAATCCAACACACCCGAGTCAACATACCCCGTGCCAGAATCAACCATCAAGTCGGCGTTTAACTCATTGCCCTGACGTCCACCGTTAGCGAATAAAAACCCAGCATCAGGATCGTCGTCAAGAATCAAGCCAGCTTCTCTGTCACCTACCCTTCTCACCAGCTCATAATATGGTGACTCAACAATAAGCCGTGGCTCTGACTTCAGCGGAGAAGTCTTAACTGGATCAATCCAACCAGGCCCAATATCACCAATGGCCGCAAAGTCTGGAACGCTGAAGGCGTCCTCAAGGCAAGATATTCTGACAGTGTTATCCCGCCCATCACCAACAGACATTGATTCCACTCTCATCACTACACTGGATATCCCTTGCTCGGGAAAATCAAGCTTAAACGGATCGCCAATATTCAGATCTGCGGCCACCCTTCCGGCATCCACATCGCAAGACAGTAATGGCGTTGACAATGACTTGAGATCACGAAGCGCAATACGTGAAGCTAAAGACCTCAGCATAAAGCCAGGGTAGTCAACCTTGGCATTACTCACAGCGCCTTGAAGCTGTATCAGTGCCTCGTTGTGAACGGTAACGCTGCCATCCTCTTCATCTTGCTCGAAATCAGTAAAGCTGACAGTGACAGAAGTGGTCATCTCGCCTATAACCGGGCGGCGCGCATCGCTAGCCATTCTTGCGTTCGTTTCATCAATAACAACTAACTCTGCTTCCTCGTAGTCGCTGCGGATTAACTTCAAAACAAACTTTCCAGTAGATCTGGAGACATACACCACACCATCAATGTGGCGTAGTATCTCCGCTATAAAATCCTCTATCGGTATTTCTCTGTCCCACAAAATAGACATGCCCATGCTTTCATCGAAAAGCATATCTGCGGCGTACTCAAATGAAGTGCCGTCAATATCTGCTGATGTGTAACCAAGCCCCCAAGATTGAGTAAGGCACTCTCGGATAATGTGAGCGGGGTTCATGTCCTCGCAGTCAGTCTTGCATGAAGTTGAGTCAGCGCAGTTTTCAAGCAGGGCTAAATAAACCGTTTCATGCTCTACCCCTATGGCATAGCCTCCAAGGTAAGCATCGCTATCCCTGTAAACCCTAGCCACATCAAGCGGCCTGTAAACAGGTGCGCCGATACTGACGCGCTCACCAGAATCATGCGTAAGTGTAAGCTGCGGCTGATCGTCAACCCATATTGTCCAAACAAGTCTTTGCGTATAAATGCTATATCCACCAGTGCCCTCTCGATCATATAGCCAATCTTCTAGGTGAAGCCGCACTGTGATCACATGCAGGTCGCCACAAGTAATACCTGTAGGGCCAGATACAGAGGGGTTGCCTGTGACAAAGGCGCTTTGAAATGACGCTGTGCCGCCTGAAATCGTGACAGATAATCGAGGAGACAATCTCTGGTTAGAAAGCCCCGTTCCAATTGAGTACTGAAAATCTATGATTGACGCGCTGGATGGTGCCTTCAGCACATGCGTATAGGTTGTCTGCATCTGCTCAACAGTCGTCATTCCTATCGTGAAGTGGTCGGGTGGGGTATACCTCGCATACCATCTCTTGCCTGTATCATCGTCTTCTTCACAAAAGTCCGCTGTTGGCTCCCACTCCCTGTTGATACCACTTGCCCAGTCGGTCTCTCCAGAGCCTGGAGCCGTAAGCGTATATATGGCGGTTTCTTGGTAGGGATTCAGTGGTGGTGTTCCACGCTGCGGGTCATCTAGCGGCCATCCACCAATCGCCAGGATGGTGTCACGCAACGAGCTGCAATCGTATACGCAGCCAATGCCCCTAGATATTTCTGCTTTTTCTCCATACCACTGAAGCACGCCGTATTCAGTGACTGAAATTCGCTGTGCGCGGAATGACCACCCCTTCAGGTAAGGATTATTTCCCATGTAGCATTGACGCAAAACAGCACATGTCACGCCGCGATAAGCGGTGTTTGTACCCGGCAAAACCGATGTCAGGTAATCGTTAGGTAATTGCGCTGGCTCGCCAAATTCCATGTCTACAGGGCCAGAAACACCGCCCTCACGCTTGTCCCCGCCGAATAGCTCACCGGCATCAACATCAATCCTCCCGCCAGTGTCCAAGCCCTCCCACGCAATGCGCCCATCAACTCGTATCTGGTTGACGTTATCAATCGGCCCATGACATAGCGCCATGTGCATTCCAAGGTTATATTTGTAGCCAATGGTTACATCTCCACCTTTACCCCCTCCGCTCACGCGCTACCTCCACAACCCGAATAGCCATTGCATCTCCAGTGGCTTCAATCACATCTTCCGGTAAACCCGATTGCACGAAAGCAACCCAGTCCAGTTTATGGCGAATGAAAAATGCCCGCGCCCCTCGGCTGCACATCCCAGCAGCCCGAACGTCTTTCATGGTGATCATCACTTCTTGCCACCACTGCTTTTGATTGGGGTTGTTTTTAAGTCGCCATACCAAACTACGTTTGCGCTAATGATTTCTCGGCAACCAAACAAGACTGGGATCTCGCGCCCCTCGGTAGCTG